ACATGCGGTTAATAAAAGTATTGAACATTTCGCGATTATTCATATAATAACTAGGGACCTTGACTACAGTATCAGTAGGTAGTCTAGGCATTCGTTTAGTTATAGGCTCGGCGCCAATGTTTACCCATGATTCCGGCCCTAATAAAGCTACTCCTTTTTGAACTTTTGGTAAGAATCTTGGTTTTTTGGATGAAGGTTCTATTGGTGGTGTTAGAGGCGGTTCTAGAGCATCAGCAATCTCTTCGCCAATTTTGATAGGAGTAAGATTCAACTGCACAACCTTTGTCGCTTCATCTGATTTAATTCTCTTTGCTTTACTGGTAAGAACAATACTTATCATATTTGTTTGGTCTAAATTGCTTACGATGAAATATTCCTCAGGAGTATCAGCTTTAGTATATACAATTTTTCCACCAATTACAATGAAATTTTGTTTAGGCTTTTCAACAATTTTTTCGTCATTGATATTAATTGAAATAATATATTTAACCGGGGCAACAAGTAACTTGTTACATACCTTAGTATCATGGCTAATATGTTCAAGTTTTCTCTCAACCACTACATATTGTTTTTGTTTATATAAGATTTTATCTCCATCTTGGAAATCACATACAATATCTGAATCTCTAGTCAGTCCACTAGAAGCAAGCGACTGAAACAATAAGTGTCCTTCTAAATAAGGTATTACATATTGGTCACGCTCTGTACACATAGACTCAAAATGTTGATTTCCATCACTAAATACTAATATATAATCTAATCCATTAGTGTCTTCGTTTAAACAATGAAATGCCCTAATATTATTTTGCTTATATTTAGGATTTTGCGCATCTTCAATGGTCGTAACCATGATATTAATCTGATAATAATCGGCAAAGGCTTGTATTTCGGCATCTGTTAAAAACTTGGACACGGTATTAAGTAATTTAAATTGTTCTGGCTTAGTTTGAAAATATTTGGCGAAGTCTTCTACACGAAATGCTTTGCCAACCTTGTCCTTTTCACTATAACTGAGATTATTGCGATATGTAGGACTTAACGAGGTTAAAAATGCATGAATTAAACATGTGCCTGCTCCAGCAGTATGCATGACCTTCCACGTATTAAACGGGGGTTGGGTAATTTGACCGGCGACTAATGCTGAGCTTTCTTTGCTTATATGTAGATTTTTAACATCATTAGATAATTGGAGTTTATGTTGGGTTATATACATAACTACCCATTCTTCTACATATAGCAAACCATTAACACTGCCTTCTAACATGCGGATAGATACTGGTGTTTGCGTTTGTTTTGTTGGTGGTACTTTAGGCAAAACTACTTCTTCTTTGAATTCACCTTCTTCATCTCCTAATAATACCACGGCCTTTTTCTTCTTTTTAATCGGTTTAATAATAATAGGTCCAGTCTTAAGTTCTGGTCCAACTGTAGGCATCGCAGCAGCAATAGTTCGTTTAATGCCTACCTTTGATAATTTATGCTGTTTTAATTGTTCTTCTAATTTGGCTCTATCAAAAGATACATCACGTTTATCAATAACTATTGACTTTTCTTCTACTATTGTAGTAGCACCAATAGGCACATCCATTTCTACTGCCGGGATAACAGTAAATTCTTGACGCAGGTCTACCCTTGGTTTAACACTTAATTGTTCTAAATAATTCATTACTATATACTTTAGCCATATAAAACTTTTACGGGGGCTCCGCTACGGGACTTACTCGCTGCGCAGAGTGAGTCCCCTTATAGCCTCTTCACAAGCAATTTGTTCAGCCTTCCGTTTAATTTTATGTAATCCTTCTCCTAAAAACAAGAAGATTTTACCATGTTTTTCAACATATATATGAACCGCTTCAAATGTTTTTAGAGTATTTATATGAATAGAATTATGATGAGTTAAATTATGCGAATGTTGTCCTAAACATAAATATACCCCCATCCTATATCCAGCATCAGGGTCATGTTCTATCTCCAAATAATGTGGCGTAACCTTAAACTCCTTCTGAATTTTCACTTGTAGAATATTTTTGTAGTTATCATCATTCTGAATGAGAGAAATCCAGTCTACGTGCTTTTCAAAGACATTTTCAACAAAGACTTGACAAATTTGTAATCCTGGTCCAGTAACAAATACATTTTTAAACCATCCTTCTTCATCTTTAATCTGAATTTTATTAAAATCCAAAAATAGTGCCCCAATAAAGGCTTCAAATAAGCAGCCCAATTTTTTCAAATTAGTGCGAATCTTCTTTTCCTCGGCATGTTTAGATAAAATCAACCATTTATTAAGACGCATCTCTAGCGCAATTTTGCCAATAGCCTCATTTTTAACGATGGCGATTTTCTTTTCTGTCATAAATCCTTCATTCTCTTTAGGGAATCTTCTATATAAAAGATATTTAGCGATTAATTCCAGTACTCCATCGCCGATAAATTCCAAACGTTCATTAGATTTAGTACGTAATGGCAGACAATCCGGTGGGCGTTCTGATACGGTAATGCCTTGAATGGCATTTTCAAAATGCGGGCGTTTAGTATAAGAACGATGGTCAAAAGCGCGTTTATACAATTTTAGATTATCAACCACTCCAGGAACGCCATATTTAGTAAGAATAGATTGAACATCATTCAATGTAATCTCTACATTTAGCGGATTATATGGGTTAAATATTAATCCATCTTCACCCTTGATAATGTCATCATCATGGTGAATCATATTTAGCGTATCTTTGTCCAACTGGTCCATCTTATAATATAATATATATCAGTATATTTATATTGTTTTAATATTGAACTATTGTAAAAATATAATATTATACTTATATATAAAATGGTGTACATGAGTGGCGGTAAAGCAGCAAGACATCAATCTTCTATAGTAGCAAGACAGAATGTGTGTGGCGGGCCTAAGAAGGCAGGGTTAGCACCCACAATTGGCGTATTTATGCAAAGTAACCCGAATTTGATTAGAGCAAAGAATACCATGTTGTACGATAAATGTCAGGCATCTAAGACGATTCAGACGCAGAAGTATGGATACCACGCGTCACATGGTGGAAATATGGGTTAAACCACGAAGTGGTACAACCGTAGTGTATATAGTTATATACAAAAACAATATAATAACAATTCGCACAATGTTATTATATGTTAATTAAGATTGACGCGAGAGAAACAGACCTATTCCAATCATGTAAATTATATCTAGAACAAAATCCAAAAATTACAGATGTAGAATTAATAACCGAATCACTCCCACTAGGCGACATTATCATTATGGACAAAGAAACGGAATATCTGATTATTGAAAGAAAAAAGGTAAATGACCTAGCCGCAAGTATCAAGGACGGGCGTTATGAAGAACAATCGTATCGTTTAAACGGTATTCCTCATCATAATCATAATATAATATATTTAGTAGAAGGCGATATCAATAAATATAACATTAAATTCAAGGACAGAATTAGTAAATCAACCCTCTATTCCGCAATGTTTTCTCTCAATTACTACAAAGGATTTTCAGTGTGGAGAAGTATAAGTTTAGAAGAGTCTGCTTCAATGTTATGTATTGCGGCGAATAAATTAAACAAGGAGAAGGATAGTAAAAATGCGTATTATAATACTGCTACAAATTCTAATGATAATGAGCAAATAGCTTCTGACGAATCTGTAGTAACAGCCCCTACCGAATATTGTAATGTAGTAAAACGTGTTAAAAAAGATAATATCACCCCGGAAAATATTGGAGAGATTATGCTTACGACTATACCAGGAATTAGTTCAGTCACTGCTATAGCTATTATGCTACATTTTAAAACCTTAAATAATTTATTAGCACAGCTTAAAGAAAATTCGCAATGTTTAAAAGAAGTATGTTATATGAATGCAAAAAGCCAACCTAAAAAATTAAATAAAACGTGTATAGAGAATATTAATAAGTATTTGAATAGCTGAATATAATCTTTGAATATACTAATGACAGAGGAAATATTCAAAATTTTAGGTATAGCAGTCATTGCTATATTTATGGTGTTTTTAGCAATAAAATCTTTGAAAGTACATTTTAAAGTTATGGAAGGATTAACTAATAATGTTAAATCAGGAGAGAAAGGGGAGGCAGGGTCAGCAGCAGATTATGCCTCAAATATTAAATCAAATATGATAATACTACAAGATAAATTATTAATACCTAAATATAAAAAGGACTACGAGGATGTACTTATACATATGGATGACCATATTAATCACCTAATGTTACAAAAAGTATTAACTATTAATGTGTCTGAAGACCCCGATTCAATGATTAAGCAGTTTAACGATTTAAATACTTTGAAAGATACTAAGGATACTTTGAATCATTCTATGAAATTTTTGGATGGGCACTAACAAGGGGGCTGCGCCACCCCAAGCTCAGCTGTATTTCGTTAGGGTTGGAGAATACAACAAATGTTGGGTTGGTTGCGCTAAGGGAGGCATTGTTCCCGTAAAGGTTATCTATATATTATATAATATGCTTGACAAAATATTACATAATATTAGCAATTTTCTTCAAAAGATAGTTGCCTGTTTTTCTTGTAGGTTTTACTCAAAAAAACCGTTAATAGATGTTGAACAATACGATATTTATACCAATGATGAAGACGACTCCGTCATGGAGAATCCACTACTTCACGGAGGTGCTCTCCGTTGTTAATACATATATACCTCATCTCCCTCATATACACCTTGGTCTACCAATTGTTGTGTATAATCTGCGCCAGCCCAATTATCATCCATGGCATTTGGGCTATACAACATATCATCAGTGTCTTCTTCTAATATAGGAGGCCCATTGGTCGTGGCATTAGTTCCCAATCCCATATTAACTGCAGAAACTGAAGTAGGTTCATGATATGCCGGGTAAGAATTTATATTTTGTTGTATAGTATTGGGGTTTATTGGTGTGTTAAGTGAGTTTACTCCATTAATTCCAATAATTCTACTCATTTTATCCATTTCACTCACTTCATTCATCTCATTCATGCTATCATATGACGACTGTTTCATATAACTAGGACCTGCTGGCGGCATTCCACCCTGTAAATCCGTAGCACTAGGTCTTATTTTATACACCGGTTTCCCTTGAGCATCATATCCATTTTGTAAATATAATATAGGGCACCGAATTCCTTGACTATGTTGCCAATCTATAAATTCAACATACTCTTCTAAATTATCAAATTCAATAGGGTTCACACCAGGCACCTTTGCGACATTAGAATTATATAAGAAATACTTTGCCCCATGTTGTATCAAAATATTAGGGCATCTTATTTCCTGTGTATTGTTTGTTAACCCTTCAAGTAATTTAGGAGTATGATATTTTGTATAAAAATATAGTCCAGCTAAAAATACCAATATAATTAATATAAGTAGTATCATTTATATATTATAAGTATATATTTGTATTTTTTCTAGTTCACATATAATATGTTGAAATTGTTGCATAATGGTGGGTTCTTTTCATGTTGTTCTACTAGATTACATGATATAATACATTACTATAATACACATCACAAGTTGCCTACTAGTCTAGATAGTTCATCCCAATTTTTATTTTATAAACCCGCAGATAGATTAAATGATGATATAGCATATGATTATTTTGATAAGAACATGGAAAATTCTTATAATATAAAACCATACACCGCACCAGTAAATTATCACGAAAAGTATCAATTCACCACATACAATGATTTACATTTTTCAGAAATTTGTCCATTTGTAACTAAATATTTCTATCCTTCTGAAAGCATTAGCAGATTAATAATGATTATGGAACTTAAATATATAGAAGATTATGATAATACTTGCGTGTTATTTTATAGAGGGAATGATAAAGTTACAGAGACGCGTTTATGTTCTTATGATGACATGATTGAACAAGCATACATTATTAAGGAACATAATCCTAGTATACAATTTATAATTCAGTCAGATGAAACGGAATTTATAGAGAGAATGCTGAAGGAATTCCCTCAAGCCATTTATTTCAAGGATGAAATCCGGCATATTAAGAATGCTAATACTTCTGTAGATATTGTATTTAAAGACCAGAATTATAAATATTCACAATACTACTTAGCAATTACCATTATGATGTCCAAATGTAAATATGTTATATGTACTTCAGGCAATTGCTCTATGTGGATAGCACTATATAGAGGTAATAGTTATAATATATTTCAGTATTTAAATGGATTTTGGGAATACAATTATGATTTTATAGATAATAGTACAGTCAATTATTATAATTCAGATTCCGCCTCCGCCTCCGCCTCCACCTCTAATAAACGCGTGTTTAAAGGATTAGTTAATTTACCTAAAGGAAGTTGGTCTAAATCCGCACGAAATTATAGTATTATAAATAATGTATTACATGCCGAATTATTAAAATGCGACGGGAAATATAATTCAGCCACTATAGCATTAACTAGAAATAAAATTGGATATGCTAATAATAATGGCAATTTTATAATTGAAGAATTACCCAAACAATCAAATCAGCTGTCAATTAATCCATTAACATTATCAACTCGCGATATATATAACGAATCTGATATACATAATATAGGTCTTGTTACGACAAATAATGTAGGTCTTGTTACGACAAATAATGTAATGCCAACTAAAAACACGCAACATAGTAAAAGGTCTACATTATTATTACATAGTGTAAATACTACCTATCATGTAAATAATTCACTTCATTTAAAGAATGGAGATGCTAACGCGGATAATATTACAAGGCTACTCTAAATATACTCAATATTTTTTTAAGTGTATATTATATAGGCATGATAATTCTACATCTTAATCCAACTAAGCGAGATACTGCCACATTTAACAAATATGTAGAAGAAGGGAAAGACATGTTTGTATTATTTTATATGGAAGGATGTGGTCCTTGTAACGCAACTCGTCCAGAATGGGATAAATTAGAACATATTCTAAAGGACAAATATAACCACAATAATAATATAGTAGTTGTAGACATAGACCAAGAATTATTGAATGAAATAAAATATATAGGAACCCCTATATCTGGATTTCCCACAATGCGTTATATTGGTAAAAAAGGTAAGGTAGTTGAGGAATATGAAAATAGTAAAATTAAGCAAAAAGACCGGAAAGTAAATTCATTTGTTGAATGGATTGCTTCTCATGTACATACACAGCAAAAAGGAGGGTCTAAACAAAAAGGGAGGTTTCGTAGTCGTAGGCGAAAGAATAAGAAGACCAAGACCAAGAAAAATGTCACTAGGCGTAGATATTAGTTGAAATTATTTTTGGAATATCCAATGATTGCACAGGCAATACGTTTCCCAGCATTTCCATTAAGCAAACTAGCTGGATTGTTACCCAATCCACAATCATCTGGGTCAGCATGTATAATTAACCCGCGTCCAATAATGTTCGCCTTATTTCCACGTAATTTTATCATATCATCTACAATTTGATATTTTGCGCAGCCATATCCATCTGTCTCCAAATTCCCCAAGTCGCCCACATGCCTAGTCTTTGAACCTGGGCATCCATGTGTTTTATTATAGGGATTAAAATGCGCACACATGCTTTCGCATTTGCTTGTCATGTCACCCGACTCATGTACGTGAAACCCGTGTAAAGCATTCTTTTTAAGCCCTTCTAGATTTATATCTATTATTACAAGCCCAGTTTTCAAATCTTCAGTAAACATTACAGTGCCTTGGATTTTTTTATTATCAAAAACAGCAATAGCATGTACTGGTGCGGTCTTCATATATATAATACTGATGTATTATATTTATGCTATTTTTTGCAATAAAATTGAAAAATGAATTAGATATAATGATTAATAATATATTAAACAATGGAAAAGACTTTCAAACTCCTAGATTTCAATGTATATAATAAAAAGGGCGGCTCTAGCGGCAATGCTAGTGGCGGCAGTTCAGACGATGATATATCCACAGAAAAACCATATACAGATTCAGCGGAGTTTCTGATTCAGATGTTTGGAGTTAATGAACAAGGTAAATCTTGTTCTATCCTGGTGGAAGACTTCAAACCGTTCTTCTACGTCAAAGTAGATGATAATTGGACCATGACTCATAAAACCGGTTTTCAGGAGTATATCAAGGAAAAGATGCGAGGACCTGGAGGCAGCAAATTCTATGATAACTCTATTTGCGAGTGCAAACTGATTAAACGCAAGAAATTATATGGATTTGATGGAGGAAAAGAGCATAAATTTGTCCTATTAAGATTTAATAATTTATCGGCATTCAATAAAGCGAAGAATCTATGGTATATGCCTTATGCGTATAACAGTAACTCCCAATCTAGTCCTAAGTTGTTGAAAAACGGATTTGTATATATGGACAGTTCCACCTATATATATGAGTCCAACATTCCGCCCCTATTGCGATTCTTTCATATTAAAGAAATCAGTCCATCGGGCTGGATAGCTTTGCCTAATAATAAATTGTCTGAGATTAAAAAGGAGAATAGAACAACGACCTGTGATTACGAGTATATCATTAATTATAAACATATTATTCCGTTGAATGAGAAAGAAACCCGCGTGCCCTATAAAATTTGTAGTTTTGATATTGAGGCCAGTAGTAGTCATGGAGATTTCCCGGTACCCATAAAATCATATAAAAAACTAGCTACTAACATTATTGAATATTTTGAAAATATAACCTTCCCGACGGACACCGTTAAATGTACACAGTTGCTTAAAAAAACTATACTAGCAGCATTTGGATATGATACTATGGTGGAGATTGATTTAGTTTACCCAAAAAAAATACCCAAAACAAGAGAAGATGTTGAGCGAATTATTGACATAGCAATGTCTAAAACCATTGACAGTATGACGCTTCCGCAAAAATATAAAAATATATTAGACAGCGAAGAAGATGACGACGAAAATGATGGAGCAAATGATGTCAACATTAGTCGTTATTATTCTAATAATAACGCTTACAGTCAACCTTCAAAAGTTACGAAAAAATTAGCAGACGTGTTGTGTAATTCAAAACTTAGCAGAGATACGAAATTAGAATCGTTGAACTTATTCTTTGTGCACGAAAGGACTCCATTCCCTGAACTAGAAGGAGACAAGGTGACCTTCATCGGGTCCACCTTCTTGAGATTCGGTGACCAAGACCCCTACATGAACCATTGTATCATCCTAAATACGTGTTCAAAAATTGCTACAGCAAACACCCAGCAGGAGTCATACAGTACAGAGAAGGAGGTATTATTGGCTTGGCGTAATTTAATCCAGCGAGAAAATCCGGATATTATTATTGGGTATAATATATTCGGATTTGACTATGAGTTTATGTTTCGTAGGGCGGAAGAAACGAACTGCGTAGAAGAATTCTTGAAGTTATCTAAAAATAAGGATGAAATATGCGGTACTCATGATGCCGCTACAAACACATATCGTATTGAAGAAAGCAGTATTAAGATTGCGAGCGGAACACACGACTTGCGATTTATTAAAATCAATGGGCGCTTACAAGTGGATATGTATAACTTCTTCCGGCGTGAGGAGAATCTGTCCTCATATAAGTTGGATTATGTTGCAGGCCATTTCATCGGCGACTACGTCAAAACGATAGATAACAACAACCAAGTTTATACTATTCAAACGACTAACATGACTGGTCTTCAAGAAGGAAGTTATATCCACTTTGAAGAAATTGGACATACTACCGATTATTATCAAGATGGCGCAAAGTTTCAAGTGGTAACCGTAGACCGTGCGTTAAATTCGTTTACTATACATAGTACGGACTTAATTTGTCCTGATTTTAAGAAAAAAGTACGCTGGTGCTTAGCTAAAGATGATGTCACGCCAAAGGACATTTTCCGAATGACGAATGGCAGCGCGGACGACAGAGCAGTTATCGCAAAATACTGTTTACAGGATTGTAACCTCGTCCATTATTTGATGAATAAAGTGGACGTTATTACGGGATTCATTGAGATGGCAAAAATCTGTAGTGTGCCAATTAATTTCCTGGTTATGCGTGGCCAAGGCATCAAACTGACCAGTTATATTGCGAAAAAATGCCGCGACAGGCGCACTCTAATTCCAGTTATGGATAAATCCAATATGGATGATGGGTATGAAGGCGCCACGGTATTAGACCCTAAATGCGACCTGTATTTGGATAATCCAGTTGCCTGTGTAGATTATGCATCCCTATATCCGTCTTCCATGATTAGCGAGAACTTGTCGCATGATAGTAAGGTATGGACAAAAGAATATGATTTAACCGGCAAGTTATTAGCAGAAATTGGCGAAAAAAATACGGCGGGCGAGTTCATTTACGATAATCTGCCTACATACCAGTACGTAGACGTGGAATATGACACTTACAAGTGGGAAAGAAAAAATAATAACCCAAAAGCAACGGCAGAGAAGGTCAAATGTGGTAAGAAAGTATGTCGCTGGGCGCAATTTCCTACGGGGAAAGCAATTATGCCGTCCATCCTGGAGGAATTATTGGTTGCTAGAAAGACGACCAGAAAACAGATTCCATTACAGACCGACGACTTTATGAAGAATGTATTGGACAAGCGCCAACTGGCATATAAACTTACAGCAAATTCATTATATGGGCAATGTGGCGCAAAAACCAGCACCTTTTATGAGAAGGATGTTGCCGCGTCTACAACGGCAACAGGACGTCTACTATTAACGTATGCAAAACGTGTTATAGAAGAGACTTATGGAAATGCTGTGTGTAACACGGAAAATTATGGACCGGTTTTGACAAAGGCCGAATATATTTATGGGGATAGTGTGGCTAGTTATACGCCTGTATACATTCGTTCTACGACAAATTGCACTATGGAACAACTAACTATTGAAGAGTTGGCTACAAAATATGGTGATCGCAAATGGTCAACTTGTTTAGAATTAGGCAAACAAAGCAAGGAGGTCTGCGAATTAACAGGCATTGAAACATGGACAGAACAAGGCTGGACTCCGTTATATAGGGTTATAAGGCATGTCTTAGCTCCGCACAAGAAAATGTTGCGTATTGTTACAGATACTGGATTAGTAGATGTTACGGACGACCATTCCTTAGTATCTAAAGATGGAACAATGATTAGTCCGAATAACGTGGTTGTTGGCGCAACACAACTACTTCATCATAATTGCTCTGAATATAAAGAAAGTAACGCAAATCTAGTACACATATCTACCTTTGTAAATCAAATTGATGCTGCTATATATTATCAGTTAGTATCCTCAGTACGGTCAAATGTATTGATTGATTATGTAAATGACCAGTATCAAGTGATAATCAATCAAGAGTTAGACGCTGCTACTATACCAAATGTAGTTAAAAAAATAATACCGCTTACTTATACTGGTTATGTATATGATTTGACTACACAAAACCATCATTTTGGTGCAGGCGTAGGTAATATGATTGTTCATAACACAGATAGCGTGTTCTTCACATTCAACCTTATGACGCCAGAACAAGAGCCTATTCGCGGCAAAAAAGCATTGGAAATTACGATAGAGTTAGCGCAACAAGCAGGACATTTAGCATCTAGCTTTCTTAAACAGCCGCATGATTTAGAGTATGAGAAGACATTCATGCCATTTTGTCTACTATCTAAAAAGCGATATGTGGGGATGTTATATGAGACAGACCCGAATAAATGTAAACGGAAGGAGATGGGGATTGTATTAAAACGACGTGATAACGCTCCAATTGTAAAGGATGTATATGGCGGTATTATTGACATTCTGATGAAGGAACAAAATATTCAAAAAGCAATTGACTTTTTAAAAGGGTGTTTACAAAATATAGTGGATGAAAAATATCCAATGGATAAATTGATTATTACTAAGTCGCTGCGTTCAGGATATAAGAATCCGCAACAAATTGCGCACAAGGTGTTAGCAGATAGGATGACGCAACGTGATGCTGGGAATAAACCTGGGTCTGGGGATAGGATTCCATTTGTGTATATTCATAATAGTAATAAAAAGGCGCTTCAAGGGGAAAAAATAGAGACACCCACTTATATTTTAGAAAATAAACTGAAGATTGATTATTCGTTTTACATCACAAATCAGATTATGAAACCAGTACAACAGTTGTTTGCTTTGGTTTTAGATAAAATCTGGATTATGCAAAATAAAAAGCCTAAGATTGCTAAATTCAAAAAAGAACTGGAGAAATTAAAAGAGACAGTAGAACCTGAAAAATTAGAAGAAAAAATGGATAATTTGAAAAATAAGGAAATTAAGATACTGTTATTTGATGAATATATTCGTGAAACGAATAATGAGAAACAAGGTCTTAGAAGCATGACATCATTCTTTACGCCAAAGTAAGGAGGCTATAATAATTTAAGTTAACACGTAAATTATTACATTTTATTAATTTTATGAATTTTTTCTACTACATAACTGAAAAAAATACGTAAATAGATTAAAAGGTTTGTTGACAGGAGTGGGTGATGACGTAACCGTTTCATTTAATAACTCTTCTTGGGTTTGTTCTACTAATGGTACATCCGTAACAATGGTCGTGTGTTCAACAATGTGTTCTTGAACCGGTTCAACTACTTCTTCCTTAGATACTTCAACTACTATTTCTATATGTTCGACTACTTCTTCCTTAGTCTCTTCAACTACTTCTTCCTTAGTCTCTTCAACTACTACTTCTTTTTTTATATCTTCAACTACTACTTCTTCTTTAGTTGGTTCAACTACGGCTTCTTCTTTTATATCTTCAATTGCCTCTTCTTTTATATCTTCAACTACTACTTCTTTTTTTATATCTTCAACTACTACTTCTTCTTTAGTTGGTTCAACTACTGTTTCTTCTTTTGGTTGTTCAACTACTGCTTCTTCTTTTGGCTGTTCAACTACTGCTTCTTCTTTTGGCTGCTCGTCTATATATTCCATTATATCTATGGTTAGAATATAATATGTATAATATAACTTATTCAGGGTCTGGAGCATGAGGTCTAATAATAGTTTCAAAAATAATTTGATTACTTGATGGGTCAAATATATATTGTGTATTATTATTCATTAAATCGCTAAATGACATTTGTGAAAAAGATGTTAGATTATTTATAATATTGGCAATGTTAGGTGGAGGGGGCTCTTGAGTGTCATCATATTTCTCTTCTTCTGTTGTCTCTTCTTCATCTACTACATTATCTACATTATCTACATTATCTACATCAGATTCATCGTCTGCCTCTTCATCATTTTCCTCTTGAGGTCTATTATATTCTCTAATATCGCACCTACATACAGGACATCTCGCACTGTTTTGAAGCCATGCACTTAGTCCATGCCTTGAAAATATATGACTACATGGCAAAATTTGAGTAATCTCACTATTAGGCGTAAATGGGTCTAATGTAATTGGACATGATGCTCCTATAGAAGTTGGTGCAATCTCTCTATACAACAATTGTCTAGTTGCATTACTAATTTGTTCTGAAGACGCAGTAACACTTACTGAATCATAAAAATTCCTTAGAAATGTTACTAGATATGTAGAATCTATATTTTGTCTATTAGTAAATGGGTATTGTTGTGGCGTTGACTGTAGAACGGATGGACGTTGTGTTGACGGTAGCGCGGATGGACGTTGTGTTGTTTGTTGTTGTGCTGATGGTAGCGATGACGGTCGTTGTACTGACGGTAGCGTTGCCGGTCGTACTCTAACTTGTTGCTCTTGATTAATAGAGATGTTAATTATCTCATCCATATTATTCCTAATGTTATCTAGTGATGTATATAGTAAATCAATTTGCCTTACAGTATCATCATATAATTCTCTATAATATCCAAGCAAGTAACGTTGGTCAGCAGATAATTCAAATGGCATTATTATATATAACTAAATGTATTTAAATGTATATCCATATATTTAAATATATACACACGTATGAATCCAAATTTTGAAAAATATAAAGATAAGGGAATTACCGGGCTAGCAAATCTTGGGAATACATGTTTTGTCAATTCATGTATTCAATTATTATCGCATACTTATGAACTAAACGATTTTTTGAGCCTACAAACTTATAAGAAAAAACTAAATAATAAATATGAATCTGCTTTATTATTAGAGTGGGATAATTTAAGAACGCTTATGTGGAGTGAAAACTGTACTATCTCTCCTGGCAAATTTATTAAGACCATACAGCGACTCGCACAAATCAAGGAAATACCCCTATTCACTGGTTCCGCGCAGAATGATTTACCAGAGTTTCTGCTATTTGTGATTGACTGTTTTCATGTATCATTAGCGAGAGAAGTGAATATGAGCATAAGTGGCGAATCTGAGAATAATACAGATGCCTTGGCTATAAAATGCTATAAAATGATTCAAAATATGTATGCAAAGGAATACTCTGAAATCTGGAATATGTTTTATGGTATTCACGTATCTCAACTGTTATCTTTAGAGGGAGGAGATGGAGTAGGATTAGGCGCTGTTCTAGGCGAGTCTCCAGAACCCTATTTTATGGTTAACTTGTCTATTCCTTCAACAACTAAATCACCAACACTATATGATTGTTTTGACCTCTATATTACTGGAGAAATTATGGAAGGAGAGAACGCCTGGTTTAACGATAAAACACAATGTAAAGAAAGTGTAAGAAAACGACTTATATTTTGGAGTTTACCGAATATTTTAGCAATAGATTTAAAACGATTCAATGCAAATAACCGCAAAAACCAAATATTGGTTACGTTCCCCTTAGAAAATCTAGATTTGTCAAAATATGTTATTGGGTATAAAAAGGAAAGTTATGTATATGACTTATACGGCATTTGTAATCATAGTGGAGGAACATATGGCGGACATTACACAAGTTTTATTAAAAATGCTAATGGGAAATGGTATGAGTATAATGACACGTTTGTAAAAGAAGTTGTAGACACCGACAAATTAATTAGTACACAGGCATATTGTTTTTTTTATAGAAAAAAACAATTCAATAATATATAATATATATATGAATATGAATTTACCGTCGCCAATAGGAAATAACTATTTTAATTATATTAATAGTTGGTTAATGGAATCCAAATTAATAGCATTAGCAGTAATCATTATAATTATAATTGTATTAATATCGTCTTTAGGAGATTTTGATAATGACGAATCAGGGTATAGTGATGGGTCGTCAGAATATGGCAATAGCAACTCTACACGTAGCGGCACTAGTGGAAGCAGTACTATTTTTTATATAATTTTATATATAATTATAATTCTTATAATACTTAAGTTGCTGTCGTATTTTTTCAATATCAACATTCTTGATGACATTTATAAGTATTTTTATACAGAAGAAATAAAGGAAAAGGAGGAAAAAAAACTTGAGAATGATTCTACTCCTGTAATAATTGCTCCTAAACAAGTATTTAATATTCCTGGAAATAATTATACATACGACGATGCTAAGGCATTATGTAGCGCGTATGGGTCTCGTTTAGCAAAATATGAAGAAATAGAAAAAGACTATAATAAGGGCGCGGAATGGTGTAATTATGGATGGTCTGAGAATCAGAATGTATTATTTCCTACACAAAAGGTGACGTATGACAATTTACAAAAAATTGCCGGCCATGAGAATGATTGCGGGAGACCAGGTATAAATGGTGGATATATGGCAAATCCTGCAAACAAATATGGTGTCAATTGTTATGGAAATAAACCTAAAATCACAAATGAAGAAGCCGAGAGAATGGCAAATATAAGTCCTTATCCTAAAACGGTGAAAGATATTGAAATGGAAGAACGTGTGAACTACTGGAAAGGAAAATTGTCAGAAGTATTAGTATCTCCTTTTAATTATACTAGGTGGAGCAGACTGTAACTATAGACTGCGTTACACTTTTCTTATGATTTATTTCATTGCGGGCATGTAGAATCCTTAACCTTTATTAATTTATATAACAATATTATAAATTTTTTTAAGTATTTTTTTTGTTACAAATAAGTCACGTTCTATTGTATAATTTTTAACTCTAAAATATAATATATCATTTATATAAGTATCATCATTGATTTCTATATTATTATTTTTGTGATGGCCTGAATTTATATCTGTTACATTTTCATCCAATATTTGAAAGTTCCACTTATAGTTAGTCATGTTGTTAAGAGGATACATTTGAATATTATTATTTTTCATATGGATTGATATTGAAACATCATCTAGTTCATAATAGGTATGATTCATAATTTCCAATAATTTTTCAATTAAATCATTAGAAATAAAAATGCCTGTTCCTGTTATAAATGAAATGTGATGATAATTTACGTGTCCGCCAAAAAAATTGTTTCTAGGAATTTTATCGTATAAAGACAATAAATTAGGAATATTCCAGATTGATGATAAATTTGTTCTTAAAATATAATCAAAATTATATTTTGATTTAACATAGTTAATTGCTAAAATTGTTTTATTTAATAAATTGGGTATGATAGGGTCTTCTTGTCCTTTTATATAAATAAAATCATGAATTTCTGCAATATCTTCGCACATATCATTTTTATATTCTAAAAAAAAAAATTTAATGCTGGATGTAAACAGGTCTAAATATATTTTTTGATATTGTTTTAAAGTTTGATATTTATCAAGTGATTGCGAATATACATTATCTTTATCCATTTTAGAACAACTCAAAATTAAAATTATATATTTATAATTCATATTATATTAATAAATTAGTATTTAAGTATAAATTTAAATAAAATTATATGATTATTAATAAAATGTTAGAAGAATGCTTGATATTAGGAGGGGCCGGGATGATAGGTAAAAATTGTAATTTTGGCATTAAACCTACATCAAATGAAGTTGATATAACTAAGTTAGAATCAATAGAAAGGTTTATAAATAAATTAGAACATAAAATATCATGTATACTAAATTTAGCAGCTTTAAATTTACGTGATTCAGAAAAAAATTTACAAAAATCTATAGATGTAAATATTAATGGTACTATTAATTTATTACAATATGCTAAAAAATTAAATATACCTTTTATATTGTTATCTACTGGAGCTGTATTTTCATCAAAAAACAATAACAATAAAATTTTCAATGAAAATACAAAAACTAATCCTAATTGTGTATATGGTTATACAAAATCAACTGCTGAAAAAATCGCATTATTAAATGAAAAAACAATAATTATAAGAACTGGTTGGGTTTTTGGCGGGACTCAAAAACTACATTATAAATATGTAGAAAATTTTATAAATAATTTCTTAACAAATACAACAATTTACGCAAATAATAACTTTTATGGTTCGCCAACATATGTATTAGATTTAATTGAAAAATTAAAGTATTTAATTACAAATAATCAATATGGCATTCATCATGTAGTAAATTCAGATATAGCTTCTGGTTATGAGGTTGCTTTAGAAGTAGCAAAATTAACACAAAAGGATAACAATTTAATTATTCCTTTAGATTGCAATATGATACCAAACGCTGGTCCAAAAAGAAGTATAAGTGAAATATTGGAAAGCAATTTTGAAATAAATAAAATGAGAAGTTGGAAAGAATCATTAAAAGAATATGTATATAAATATTTACAAGAAACAAATATGGTGCATAGTGTAATTAAAAATGAAGGTATTAAAAATTTAATTTGGAAAAATCGTGAAAGGTGTAGATTATGTGATTCATTTGAAATAAATGTTTTTATAAATTTAGAGCCTACGCCACAAGCAAATCATTATGTTAAAAAACCAACGCATCAAGAAAGTATACCATTAGATGTATGCGTGTGTAATAAATGTACACATGTACAACTTTTACAAATATTAAGTCCATCATTTCAATATTCTAATTATTTATATATAACGTCAGCAAGCAACACAATGGTTAATCATATTTTAAATAGTGTTCAGTCATTTTTAGATAAATTTAATATTAAAAAAACAGACAACATTTTAGAAATTGGCGCTAATGATGGGACATGTATTAAATATTTGATAGAAAATGGTTATTATAATAGTTTAGGAATAGACCCTGCTGAAAATATACAAAATATTCATTCGTTGCCTATTATCTGTGATTTTTTTGGTTCAAACATATTTCATCATGAAAAAATAAAAAAGAAATCATATAAATTAATTTATGCGTTTCATTGTTGTGCTCACATAGAAAATATTAAAGACGTTTTTCATACAATATATGAACTTTTAACTGATGATGGAATATTTATTATGGAAGTAGGATATTTTTACGAAGTTTATAAAAATAAGTTATTTGACACTATTTATCACGAACATATTGATTATCATACGTGTAATGCCATGCGTAGTTTTTGTTTAAAAAATAACCTTAACCTGTTTGATGTAAAAACTAATAAAATACAAAGCGGGTCAATTCAATTTTATATATCAAAGGACAAAAATGTAACTATAAATAATAACGTAAATGACCTTATTGAATTAGAAAAAAATATAAAATTGTCCAATATTAATAATTTATATAAATGGAAAAAATCTATACTATTAAACAGCATAGACCTAAAGTATATAATAGATAGTTTAATTAATGAAGGAAAAATAATATTTGGTTATGGTGCTTCAGCGAAATCAACAACTTTTATGCATCAATTTAAGTTATCAAATAATTTGATAAAATATATAATAGACGATAGTTGTTTAAAACAAAATTTATACACACCAGGATATAATATACCAATAGTATCAATTGATATTTTGAATAAAGAAAAATGTGATTATTTAATAATTTTATCTTGGAATTTCTTAGACGATATTTTATTAAAAATAGATGAATATAGAAAATCGGGATTAAGAGTAATTGTTCCTTTTCCAAATATACAAATAATTTAATTATTTGAATTTATAAATAACAAAAATGTATAATTGTTGTTTATACCTATATAAATAATATAATTAATTTTTTATAAATAGATAATTATAAAAAATTCCATATTTGGACTGCGTTTTTTAAACAAAGTTTTTTGCCACACTTTTCTTAAAAGTGTTATGATTCGCATTTATACAGACGGCATTTATGATTTATTTCATCGCGGGCATGTAGAATCATTAAATCTATGTAAATCATTATATCCAAATACTTATTTGATAGTCGGAGTTATAAATGATAAGAATGCGACTGCTTATAAACGTGCGCCTATCTATAATGAATCCGATAGGTATACTATTATTGAGAATTTAAAATGTGTAGACAAACTAGTGAGGGATGCCCCGTTAATAGTTACCCAAAAATTTTTAGAAGAACATCAGATTGATTTAGTAGTACATGGATTTGCAAACCCAGAAGATTCCTTAAAACAGACCGATTTTTATAAAGTACCAAAGGAATTAAAGAAGTTTAAAGAAGTTGCTTATTACAATGGGATATCTACTACGGATATTATTTCTAAAATTACGGAGGCGCAGTCCGCGATTAAATAACTCTTACCACTACTGTTAATATTAATAGTAGCAAGACCAGATACACTACTGCTATTGTTATATTCATAATAACAACTACACAATAACCAACATAAAGAACAATTGTATTATGTTGTATGCGAGTATTGTTATAATAGTCGTATTCAGATAAATTATCATATTTTATTAATGGTCCTCTACATATAGGACATACACTTCTATTATTTAGCCAAGTGTTTAAACAGTATACATGTATCCAAGCATTACATTCACAATCTTTTTTATAATTAGTTATTTCTCCTAATCTAATCATATTATTATTATCTATTTCTAAGCATACTAAGCATTCTGATGAGTTGTTTATAATAATAATATTTTGTTCGGGTGGGTATGGTCCATCTAGGTATGATGTGTCAAAATACATCATCATTATATACTACGTGTTGATAATTTCCGGGTTTTATCTTTATTTATTTTTCCGTGTTTTCTAGTCTTAGATTTCTCTCGTTTTATATTTACCATTTTGTCAACCAACTTATCATATAAATCATTGTCAATGTTTTCGTCATATTTATTATTAAATTTGCTGCCACCACTTTGTCCAATACCTTGTCCATACTGACTATAGAGTCCAGCAGGCACGGCTAATCCGCCACTAAACACCATATTTTTGTTAGTCTTGGCTGACCCTCCGGACCCTCCGGACCCTCCTATCATAGCACCTCCTTCCATCGCCGGTAATCCTAATTTTAATAATATAGAATCTATACTGAACCCTCCGCTCATTATCTCTCCATCTTTTTGATAAAAAACCATATCATCTTTTTCATTTAAATTAGTTTCAGTATCAGTCATATATATAAATCTATTTATAATTTAATTAGTAGAAAACCGCTTTATTTCGGGTACTACTTTAAATTCTCTCTTTGTTTTTACATATTCAATTAATTTGACAGCTTGTTCTTCATTTTTAATCACTTCTTTCAATGATTTTTCTAAATATTTAAAGGTCAATGGTGTAGGCACTCGCGTGTTAGAAAATTTAAGTCTCCCGTCGCTTATTTGAACCGTTGCATTACTCAAATTATTCTTCTGTACATGTTCCATAATAGTTTCGCATAAGTCTTGTTTCTTCTCTCGCAGTTCTCTAGCTTTTTCATTTAATGCTTTCAGTTGGTTATCTATGGCCACCCACTGTTGGATTTGTTTTTCAAAAGTGTCTGTTCTCTCCATATTATATACCATTGGGTTTAAAATTATATCATTGTTTTGTAAATATTATATAAATATTATTTTATATAGTATAATATGGCTACTAATTTTATGATGTCACGTACTAACAGCGGAAGACATCGTTCTGCTCCTAGTCAAGAGATACGAGACACTTATGGAAAATTAGGAAATAAAACTATTTTATTTACTAATGCGAGAGATGAAACTCATTTGACTGAATGGGCAGTCCATCATTTATTATTAGGATTTGATTACGTATATATATTTGACCATAAATCTAAACAACCTATAAATACTACTATAAATGTGCCCAAAGAATTCGCTAAAAGAGTTGTTGTACAACGATGCGAACTAGATAATCCAGTAAAAATTCCATTAATGAAACAGGCTGTTGCCATTTCTAAACAAGCTGGTGCGGATTGGTTACTCTATTTAGATGCTGATGAATTCTTAATATTAAATAAATACAGGTCAGTCAAACATCTACTATATGTATTTAGTCATGCCGATTCACTTGCGATTAATTGGCTCATGTTTGGTACGAATAATCATATTAAAGAACCTGAAGGACTTATACTAGAAAATTATACCAAATCAGAACCTAAGTTAGATAGACATGTGAAATCATTTGTAAGACCCCATGAGGTTAGTACTGTGACTAATCCGCATTTTTTTAATATACACAGATCAGTTAGAATGAGAACCATTGACAATAAATCTATGGGCAATTCTAGTAACTTAGCATTCAATCCATCTAATATGACTTATGCGGAAGCTCCGGCATATATTGCTCATTATGTTAACCAATCAGAGGAGTCTTATATTAAACGAAAACTGCGTCTGCCTACAGACGATGTAGGCACATATAGAAAGAGAGATTTTAAACTACATGAACATTATAATGTAGTTGAAAATACACAACCTAGAGATAAATATGCTGAGGGGTGTAAAAAATTTTTACTAACGCCTGCGGCTGAATCGGCGTGACTTAGACCCTCTGTATTTTTTTGAACGCATGCGGTTCCCAAATTTATTTTGTAACCCGACTAATCCAAAGGGAACTACTGCCTGGCTAATAATCTGTCCCCACATTCCACCTTTTTTGCTTCGTCCCTTACCTTTTCTGCTGCGTCTGCCGCCATTTTGACGTGCTTGCTGTATTACATTGCTATTTTGTTGTTCATATGTTTGACCGGGTTTAACTACTAAAGAATTGTCAAATTGTGTGGTTCCATTGCCAAACATATTTTGTACATATTCCCAAGCACTACCAGAACCTCCATATTGTGCCATGTTGTTGTACGTGGAGGATGGTGTTGCTGGTCCTGCACTTGCGGGCGATAATGCGTATCCCTTTCCGCCGCGCATCTTTCGCCTGCGACGTTTTCCACCAGAACGCATATCTTCAGCTAACCGATTAGCCTCAAACGCCTTTTCTTCAGCATCGTTCGCATCTGCTTCTGCTTGAGCAGCATCATTTAGAATTGCGGTATTCATTGTCCCACCATGCATCTTTCGCCGTCTGCGACGACCGCCAGTGCTAGAACTACTTAAAGAACTTGAACTTGAATTTGAATCTGAATCTCCCATAATCATTATATTATGTGTACAGAAAATAATTAATTAAACAGTTTTCCTACAACTGACTTATTACGCAAGATCAATATTAATATAATTAATATTGCTAAAATCATTATAAATATCAAAAAAATCAGTAAAACGCATGTGTAAACATAGGGCGTCATTTCGCATACTAATAAATTAATAGCTGGGCTAAATAAAAGCGTTAGTCCTTGTTTAACATCGTCTCTCTTTAAAATGTCTATTCCTCCATTAAGTTGTTCTAAACATTGTTTTATCAGAGTATCCTTCATACTAATTCGTAATAAAATTTAATACGCTATTTTGCGTGTTAAATTTTCTCAAGAACCAATAATGGACAATATAATAGAACCGAACAATTTATTTGATTTTACGAAATTGTCTTTAGCGCAACCTACTGGAATTCAAGGAGGAGCCTATTTTACAAAAATATTATATAATGATAAGCCTCTTTATGTTCAAGCGCCTAAATGTTCTACAAAACAGGGATTTGTTAAGAATGGTAAGAAATTATATTGTGACCTAATGTTTGATAATAGCAATGAGCAGTTGATAAATTGGTTTGAAAAGTTAGAAACACGGTGTCAGGAACTTATATATGGTAAAGCAGAAGCATGGTTTCAGAATCAACTAGAGATGACCGATATAGAAAACGCGTTCGCGTCGTCTTTGCGTGTATATAAATCCGGAAAGTATTATTTGGTGCGGACAAATGTTAAAATGAATTATGCTACGAACACTCCAAATATACGCATCTATAATGAGAGCGAAATACCTATGTCAGTAGACGAGGTTGTTGCAACAGATACTAAAATTATTTCAATTATAGAAATTCAAGGCATTAAGTTCACTAGTCGTAATTTTCAGATAGATATAGAGCTTAAACAAGCAATGATATTGAATACTGATATATTATTTGATAACTGCTTGATTAAAACAAATCATAATAAGGAAACCTTTAGGATTAATAAGGAAGTGGCGAAAACGGTGGAATTAAACAATATGATAAACGATGTTGTAGCAAATGACATCATAGAAGCTGACATTATAGAAGCTGATAGCATAGTAGTAGATACTGAATTAGACATGCCCGCAGATAATTCGTCTATATCTTTAGAAGCATTAAGTAATAATATAGTGGCAGAAATTCAAGGAAGTGTAGAAGAGCCAGTTACTTTAGAAATAAAGGAGGTGCCTAACGAATCAAATGAATTGAATGAATTGAATGAAATTCATGAATTTAATGAATCAAATAATTTTAATGAATTGACTGAAGTTGCATTGGATATTAGTTTAGACAATGATTTAGAAACAATGACATTAAAAAAACCGAATCAGGTATATTATGAAATATATAAACAAGCACGTCAAAAGGCAAAAGAGGCTAAGAAAACTGCGATTGAAGCATATTTAGAAGCCAAGAACATTAAGACAACTTATATGTTGGACGATATGGATGAAAGTGAGGAAGATGAAGATGAAAATGAAGAAATTATAGAAGAATTAGAAGAATAATTTATTGTCATTTCAATGAATTAATTGAAATCAGTCAAATCATAAATTATATTTCATTTAGAATACATCCTCTAATTAAACATGTATTCTAAAAATTATTTTATCATTAATTTTATATAATGAGTGTTTCTTTTAAAAAACTGTGGAATGATTATGGAATTGGCGCTCTCATAGGATTATTATTTCTTGCATATGGCGCTTATATATTAGGAAAATATTTGACGTCTAAGTCTAGAGCCGGTTCTGAATACATGTCACAAAATAACAACGATGCTTACAAGAATACACATAATAAAGAAGGGAGAAATCCTCAGCCATCCCAACCTTTAGGACAAAATGAAGTATTTGCCTCAGTCAGCGGTATTCAAACAAGCACTCAGGGAATCCCCACCTCATGTAACAAGCAGAATATCCAGAATCCTGCGGATCTTTTACCCAAGGACACTAATAGTCAGTGGGCGCAGTTGAACCCTACAGGAAAAGGTGAGTTGTCTAATATTAATTTGTTGAAGGCGGGTTACCATATTGGTATTGATACCATTGGACAGACGTTGAGAAACGCGAACCTTCAGATTAGGTCAGAACCTCCTAACCCTCAGTTAAGTGTGGGTCCCTGGAACTTGAGCACAATTGAGCCGGATTTCATGCGACCTCCTCTTGAGTTAGGTGCTGGGCCGCAGTAATTGTGTTATAGAACAAGATGGGATCAACGTTTAGTCGCATAAACAATACCGCATGTAACACAACATTATCTGCACGTAGCAATATCAATAAAGTATGACGATGCTTTTTATATTATAACATATACACCCTTGAAGATTTCAAATGGATGCCCAAAGGGCGTCTCGCTAGAGATTTAAGGACAACGTTGCCTTTCATTTATTGGTATAAACAATTAGTGGCAAGAAAACAACCTCTGTAGCATTAAGAAAATTCTATAATTTTTCTTGGTATTATAAAAATTAATGTATTTACAAATGTTTACATTAATTATTTTACTTAATAATATAAATGAATATTAATATATCAAAAGCTCTCAGACTTGGTAATTTTTTTATTCAAATAAATAACGCGTTACATATCGCATTATACTACAATTATAATATAATATTGCCAAAACACGAATTTTTAAATACTACATATGTTATTATTAATAAAGATGTCACGCCTGAAGCAGAACAAATCACAAATTGCGACTATTTTTTTACTAGAAACAAAATTGAGAATGTTGACGATTCTATATTTTATATAAATTCAGATAAAGTTCTAACTATTATGAAAGATATTTTTGTATTTAATTATATAAGTCCTTTAGGAAATAATGATTTATTATTACATATAAGAAGCGGAGACATTTTCAGCGATAACACCCCTCATCCATGTTATATAATGCCGCCATTATCATACTATAAAAATATAATTGACCAAAATAACTATGACAATATATATTTAATTGCTGAAGACAGGCTAAACCCTTGTATAAACAGATTATTAGAGTTATATCCAAAAATTATGTTTAAGTTACAACCATTGGAAGAAGATGTTAAAATGGTGATGGCGGCATGTAATGTTGTAATAAGTTATGGAACATTTATTCCTTCACTTCTTAATCTATCAAATAATATTAAAAATATATATTGCCCGAGTTATTTTGTGTGTGGGAAAGTTGGCAGCAATACTCATGTAACTGACCTTAGCAAATATCAAGCAATTATGTCTCCTTGGAAAAATACACCTGACCAAAAAATAACGTTGTTAGAATATACATCCTTGAATATTTAAAATGGGATGATGTTTTTCAGGCGTGTCAATAAAAGATTTAAGGACAACGTTACCAATAAATCAATTAAAATGCACATCTCCCAGGATGGATGTAAATGTTATTAATCTTTATAATGCCAAGAAAATTTCATGAATTTCCTTAGTATTACAGAGTTTGTTTTTGGGTCACTAGTAGTCAAAAAACAAATATATACGATTTTATAGTATTAGGTTAACACATTATAGTTAATATTATATGTTGTCTTTTTGGTCCCACACTGCAATATTTTGCGTAATCCCTAAACGTTCTACTGTTTTAAAATTAAAATGTAATTTTTGAGGAACAACCACTTCAAAATCAATACCATTATCATAATAATTAGAATTCTGACATTCTTTATAAAATTCTTCAAATACTGTAAAATATTGTTCCAAATTACTTTTACTGATTTTATAAAATGATGTATAATAATATTTACGGTCAGTAACCTCATTATTTTGTTTAAATATATTATAATCATTATCATACTGTGAATAATCAAACGTGTTATTAATAGTGTATCGCCCGCTAATTATAAATAAATTATTAATGTTTATAGTTTTTGTAAGGTTTCTTATATATGATGTTGACGTAGCCTTTTGTGCCGTAATTCCATATATTTTAGATATTTTATTATTAGTAAAGTCATTTAATATATCGTCCGTTGTAATATTAATAAATAAATCAACAGAGTCATGTAATATTTTGTACTCATTGTTATTAAATTCGGAGTTATCAAATAATATAATATAATAATTTGGAATATACTTTTTAATAGATTTTATAGTATTCAATGTTTGCTCAAGCCGTTGTGCAGGCGTATGTATTGACCTATTAGTTGTATATGTAAAGGGTTTATTTGAGACATATATTTTAGAACATATAAACACTAAATTACGGGTAGGCAATATATTATTACATTCAGTTGTTTTAAGGGTAAAATAATTAGCCCAACATTTATTAAAATATATATTAGAATCAATCAAATACAAATAATTTTGTTTTAATTTTATAACAGTGTTAATATTTTTAATAAACGCATTAATGTTTATAAATCCATATGCTTTACTATATGTAGACAATCTATTTTCAACTACATTATCAAATTGTTTTTTTTGATAAAAAATTGGTAATTGGGTAAGCATCATTAGAGTTAATGTATAACTATATGTTTCTGGCCATAAACTGGTTTCTAATAATATATTAGGCTTATGGGTAATTAATAATGTATTTAATTGTTCTATATTTGAATACTGATATTGATGTATATATGATGATTCTTGAACTTTTCCAAATATTATAACTTTAATATTTTCATTTATTTTTGAATAATCAATTAATTTATTTATTATATAGCTTCCTTTTCTATTGGAAATATTTCCTATGACTCCTATTACAAAATGTAAATTATTTGTATCAATTCTATTTAAAATTTGTTTATAATCAGGTAACGTAGATACAACTATTTGTGAGTTATTTTTTAAATACTTGCTATAAATACACATATTTTTTTCATTTTGTGTTATTATTTCATCGTACATATTTAAATCAATATATGTCCTAGGAAGGTTATTTTCTAACATTTCAGGCATATACCATTGAGGTTCTTTAAAAATAGGTCCATAATCATGTGTAACTGTACTAATATGTTTATTAAGTAAAAACACCGTTAATAAAAACTTTTTTGAATGTTGTATACTATGGTTTACAAATATTTTATTTATTTTATCTTTATTATCATGTAAAAAGTTTATACTGTTAGTTTCGTCATATTCATTAGCTAATTTGATTTCATCATTGATATAAAAGTGTACTTTATTATTAAAATTACGCGCTATTAATAAATTTACAGTTTTTTTATACATAGACACTATAGTATTCATAAACATTGTTGTCCCTCCACCCCAATTAGGCATATCAATTATCAATATTAATGAATTGTTCGCATAATTGTCTAGATTATTAATTATTGCAAACTGTCTAAAATAAGGGTCGTTCATTTTTGTAGTTAAAATTAAATCTGACAGTTTAAGTACGGAGTCTTCATAAGTAGATTCATGCCGCGTTACATTAAATTTACTCAAATCATAATTTAATTTATCGCTATAATTATACTTAATAATATGATTATATAATTTTTCGTCTGAATTATGATGGTCCTCTATAGAATCGTTATATACATGTATCTTCTGCTGTTGTGGCTGTTGTTGTTGTTGCTGCTGTTGTTGTTGTATATCCTTTTTCCCAGATAAACGCATCGCTTTCATTCGTTTATAACGAATTATCGCTCGCATAAAAAGTTGTTTATATTTTTGTGATTTCATAAGATTCATAAGACGTTGATGTCTTTTATTAGCTATTATTTTAGGCGGCATAATATATTACAAAATATTTTAATATACATTATAATACTAATAACAGTATTATAATAAAAATATCTATATTATAATAAAAATATCTACATTATAAAGATATAAGGTTATTATATGGCAAAGTTGCCATAAAAGATGACCATGTAATTTTGTTCACATAGTTATTTGGCAAATGGTATATTTTGCACTCATCCACTAATCTGTTATTTTCTGTAGGAATAACAGTTGCTTTATACCATCCCATATCTAATTTATGTAGTCCAAATGCAGATTTTTCTCTTACCAAATCACTATAAAAAGGAATGTTTTCAGGATTATAATAATGACTATTTGTCCATTTAATAAATTCCTTTTTATCATATATCCAAAAAGCACAATATGAACAATTGTTATTATTTATAAACAATTGGTCATTTATACAAATACTATTCTTAAGAGTGTATTCTACGTCAGTACAATATTCTACACCTTCGGGGTTTATTTCAATTCTAATAAATCCTAAATTATAATTTTGTTCTAATAACATGTCTTTATATTTCAACCAATAGTTAATAGATTCTGTCGGTACTAATATATCATCTTCAATATACATAAAAATATCATAATCATCTACTTGCGTTAATAGTAAGGGACGACACTTCCATGATAAATAAAAAGGATTTTCATTAGACAAATCATGGATTATTACTGTAACAGTACCATTATTGTATGTACACAATAGGTCCTTAGACCATTCTACGTTGGTATGTATAAATATATCTGTTTGATAAACATATTTATTTGTTTCTAAAATGATTTTATTCACATATTCAAAACGACTTGCGGTTTGTTCACTATAAAAAAAACAAATGTGATTAGCAATCTTCATAAATTAGAAATATAACATATTTTAAATATAATTACGCAAATTATTATAATATGTTATTATAGTATGTTCAAATCTAATATTTTAGTATATGTAATAATCACCTTTATATTATTAATTTGTCTTCGGATTTATTATGAATCTGATGCGTTTAATCTTAAATGTATTATATCATCCGTAGATGGGAATAAATACTGCGTGAGAGAACGTGACAAATTAGAGTTAGCTGCAGACCTTTTAGCAAAGGTAACTAATAATTGTAAAGAGTTGGTAAAATATGTAGGCGAAAAACATAAAGATAGAGATGACGTGAAACGGCTAGTACAAGGATTTAATCCTAAACGAATTAGTGAAACATTGCCTACGAGCGAATTAACTGCTTATAGTGAAAATAAAGGAGAGAAAATCGCATTTTGTTTAAATGTTAAAAAAGATGGTTCTAAATTAATAGACTTAAACACATTGACATTTGTAGCAATTCACGAGTTATCGCATATTATGACAAAATCTATAGGACATAAGCAGGAATTCTGGCAAAATTTTAAATTTCTTTTAGAAAATGCCAAAGAAGCCAACATTTATAAAATTGTGGATTATAAAAAAGAACCACAAGAATATTGTGGCATGAAAATCACTGATTCCCCTTATTTTGATTTATAACGGGGGTTGCTCCCCCGTAAAAACAAATAATAAATAATAATATACATATATATGACGACACCAAACAACTTATTAAATATTCCAACATATAAAATAAATATTTTAACAGGGACTAACACAATAAGCAAGATATTAGTATTTGTTGGGAAACATGATGACGATTTAAATGCCTTATTTAAATCAGATAAACAAAACGCCCTATTTCAAAATATATTCAGTGAACTAGAGTTAGGTCATATCACTAGAGAGGATATCGCCGTTCAATTTATATCATCTCAAATTCATTTTGATGATAGTATAGGAGTTCTCAAGTTAAAAATTGTAGAAGCCCTAAAACAAACTGTCGCAATTGACGAGCTGTTTATGTTCTGTTTAACTGAAGAAACGTTGAACCCAGTGTCAATATATCAAACGCTTACGCAGAATGGTAAAATGCCTGACATTACGCGAGTGCGATTAGAACAATTTTTTATGAATGTACATCGTGACCTGGCCGGCAATCCTGTCCATTTACGCGATTTAATCCCTGTAGATAAGGAAGTATACACATATGACGATATATTATCATTGGACATTTCTAATAAACAATACTGGGTTGCACGAGTTTTAGGACAAAAATTTATTATAGTAACGAACGAATATCCTATCGCATGTAACCCGTATGAAGTAACGGAGTATGACCCCTTTATTATAAATGCGGCCTCTAAAGCATTGACTACTCTGAATAGTCATTTATTACTGAATACAGGTCATATGTGGGAAAACAATATTTATGTCTGTTTGGCAGCAGATGTATTAGAACACAACGAGTCAAATGCCGAAAATACTTTGAAAATATACTATCCCATATTATTTAGTAAGTATGGAATTGCCTCATCAGAACAACTAAGCGCAAAGCAAGAACAATTATTAGATACAAACAAAGCATTAATAACTGCTGCTAGTCTGCGCACCTTTGAAAATGTAGATATGTTTTATGATGTATATAAAGAACAACTGACCCCATTACATTATAAGGGTCCATCAGGTATTAAATATGTGCGACTAGTAATTCATCCTCCATATGAGCTTAAATTGCCGCTAGACGTCATTTTCAAGTTGCTTCATGCTAGCGAGGATAATCCCCTTATTAAATATAATCCTGCTGCTAGGATTGAGAACATATACAGATTATATGCGGACAAAACGGCAAAGGATGGGCGAAAAATACCGTTTTTGCCCAAAGCAGAGATATTTAAATTGATGAAGACCATCGGAAAATCTAAATCAGTTAGCGTATATATTGATTATCAACATTCCGAGGACAAGGAAGATGTAGTGTATCCAATTACATGCGAATTTGAAGATAATGGCAATGTCTATATAGTTGCTGATTTTGAGCATATCATCACGCTTGATAAAATAGAAGAATTGTTTAAAAATGCGGTGAACCCTATTATACATGAAATAAATGCTTATTTAGAGCAAAGCGGATATAGCATTAATAACTTTAGTAGCATAAGAAGCAGTAATGTGGAAGTTAAACAACTTACTTATTATAGTGAAATTGAGATTCAAGAGCATATTAGGTTTGAAAGCTTAATGGGATGCGTGACTAGCATATTTAATATAGAATCTAAACATGGAAATAATGAAATTGACTTACGGTATAAACGTGTTGCGAATTTTAATAAGATGACTAGTCAAGAAGCATTTGTTATTGAAAAGCAAAAGCAGGGATATCATAGGGAGGATATTATTCAGGGGCTTTTGGAGAATTATTCAGACATGTCTAAAGAAGAGGCGTTAGATTTATATAGTACATTGGCGAGCGAGTTACAAGTGGAAAGGGGTGTAAAGGGGAAAGATATAGAGATTAAAGTAAACCCTGGATTTAAAACGACGATAAAATTAAATGCTATTACAGGATTTATAACTATTCAAGTAGAGAATGTGAATGACATTTCTTATTTAGATGTTATCCCGATATATTTAGACACACTTATTCGTTTAACACAAGATAAGGAAAGCACACGGTATCCGCTAAAGAATATAAATATGTTATGTTCTAAGGAAGGGTCGCATGATTTAGATGTTGTAGTTGAAGATATTATCGCTCCTTCTGAAGAATCCTTTCTTAATCAAGAAATCCCCAAAATAGAAGAGAACCAGTTAGAGCTACAATCCTTGGAGAAATACTTAAAATCCGCTCATGAAGGGGATGATAAAGTGGATAGTGTGTTAGATTCTTTTTTTGGCGGGGAGGAAGAGGGGGAGGATTATGACGACGAGTCGCCAATGGAAAGGGGAGGCGCTAGTTCTCGTGGCACGGATAGTGGTAGCGGTGAAAGCATTCCTAGCAATCCAGTTAGTAGTGAAAACGGCAGTAGTGAAAGTATTCCTAGTAATCCAGTTAGTAATGAAAGCGGTAGTAGTGAAAGCGGTAGTAGTGAAAGCGGTAGTAGTGAAAGTATTCCTAGTAATCCAGTTAGTAACAATGCCCCATTAGTTTTACCAAAAGAGGAGGAATCTGATAATGAATCTAGTGAAGAGCAAGAATCTGCGGATGAGTCTAACAATGAAGCAGAGGGTGAGTCGGAGTCTGGAGATGAAGAGGATGATGAAGATGATGATTCTGGGGATGAGGAAAAAGATGAAGAGGAAGATGCTGGTGATGAGGAAAAAGATGATGAAGAGGATGAGGATGAAGAGGATGAGGGTGAAGAGGATGAGGATGAAGAGGAAGATGCTGTGGATGAGGAAAAAGATGGGGAAGATGAGGCTAAGGAGGCTGTTGTTAATAACCCCCCTGAAGAAATTAAACTGACAATTGAAGAAAAACCCAAATCATTTAAAATTATACCTAAAAAAAAACAAACTGTATTAGCTGTAACAACTGTAGCCCCAGCCGCCGCGGAAATTAGCAATGAAAGCAAGCAAGGATTAACCACTCTTAAAACAACCATGTCAAATAAAGTAAAAAACATTAATGGTATGAGTTTAACTAACCCTTCCCCCTTTTTTGCTTCTATGCAAGAGAGAGACCCCACTTTATTTTTAGTTAAAAAAACTAGTAAATATAATGCATATTCACGTTTATGTCCATCTAATGTACGTAGACAACCAGTTATTTTAACAGATGAAGAATTACAAAAGATAAAAGATGAATATCCAGGTGTTTTAAAACCAGAAGATGTTTTAACGTATGGCTCAAATCCTAAAAAAAAGTACAATTATGTTTGCCCCCAATATTGGTGTCTTTTAACAAACTCTTATATTAGCGAAAAAGATGCCAAAGAAGGAAAAAAATGTGGCAAAATTATTCCGCCAGATAAGAAACAAGTCCCTAAAGAAGGCGGGTATTATGTATATGATTTTTCAAGGGCAGATGAGAATTACGTTAAACATTTTCCAGGGTTTGTTAAAGAAGGCAGTCACCCAGAAGATAAATGTATCCCATGTTGTTTTAAAAATTGGGATGTTCCATCACAACTTAAACGAAAAAAGGAATGTATGAGCAACGAAAAATTAGAAGAACACAAAAAAAAGAAAGAAACTAAAGTTGAAGCTGTCAATGTTGGTGAAGACACAAAAGAAAAAGAAAAACCCAAAGTGGTAGAAGCCAATACTGAACCTGCTAGTTTTAATATAGCAGAATCCAGAGATTATATAAAGGGGCCTGATAAAATGCCTCTAACTAAAGGTAGATGGGGATATTTACCTACAGGCATTCAAATAATATTACACGAAGTCAATGCGGATTGTCAAATTAGCAAAAGTAATACAAATGTTAAACCATTCCACGAATGTTTACTACGTCAGGGGGTGGAATTAAGCACAACTCAATCATTTATTGCCTGCTTATCTAACGCCAAATATTATAATGAACGAAATGTTAAATCCATTATAGAAATGAAACAGGAAATACTCAGTGCAATTACACTGGATTCTTTTATTACGTATCAGAATGGAAATTTACCTATTAGTTTTACAATGCCTTTAACTGCCCAAGAATCTATTAATTTGGCTAAATTGCCCAAGGCATACACCGAATCATCGGTATATAAACATACAACTGTCAAGACAGAGCAAGGTAAGCAATATTTGCGTAACGTTATTTCAGCATTTGAAAATTTTAAGAGATTCTTAGAAAGTGATGACGTAGTAATAGATTATACATATTTATGGGACTTGGTATGTACACCTAATCCCAAGTTATTTCCAAAAGGATTGAATTTAATTATTTTCAATATTCCAGATAGTGATGTCACTGAAAATATAGAATTAGTTTGCCCGTCAAATCATTATTCTACTGAATTTTATAATGCTAGAAAGCCAACTTTATTATTAATACAAAAAGGCGAATTCTTTGAACCTATATATGCTTATAAAGACTTACAAGCCAGCTTAAATGTTACCAAATTTTTCAGAGAATATGATCCTAATTTATCAAAAACTATGAGGGCTGTGTTCAGAAAAATAATTATTCCTATGTTATCTTCCACGTGTCAGCCATTACCAAGTATGCCAAATAAATATAAATTTACAAGGGCCATAGAGCTTCCTAAGCTAATTCAGTTATTGTTATCTTATCCATTAAAGTTATATTATGATGTATTAGAACAAGTAGTCAATTTTCAGAGTAAAGTTATTGGATTAATAGTACAATCTAAGGCTACCCCAACTAGCCCAAGCATTAAAGGGTTTGTTCCATGTTATCCGTCGTCTATAAATCCTGTGTATGCGCACAAGTATATGAATGACGATAATATTTGGTCAACATACGCAAATACGATAGAATTTTTACATAAATTATATACAAAAAGCAAGGGGAAAATCCCATCGGATATAGCATTTAAGGTAGTAGAAGACCACGTTATAGTAGGCGTGCTCACAATAACCAATCAATTTGTACAAACCTCAAATCCTATTCCTGTTACAGACGTTCATGATAAAATTCCCTTGTTAGATAATAATAATTATGTGGTGTTAGATGAAGAAAAACAATATGTTAGACAATCCGCTGATACAGACATCATGTTATCAAATGAGGTAGATATAGAACGAGTGGATTATATTAAAAAAATAAAATTAGAAACGAATTTTTATAATGTATTTCGCAATACAGTGCGAATCTTGTTAAATGATTATACACATATTGCGCTACGTAAAGAAATAGAGGATGAGATTAACAAAAAACCATATGTAATATATAATGCAAAACTTGCGTTAGTTATAGAATTATTAAAACGATTGACGAATAAATATATTCGGTTTGCTAGATTAGATTTCAACGAACTGAAAAAAATGTCTGAAGTGTCTACGTGTATAATAAACAAAACCGCCGACCAGTGTAAAGCCCCGTGCGAATTTAGTACCATAGATGACATAAATACGTGTCAATTAATTTTGCCTCAGTTTAATTTAATAAAACCGGCGACTAATAATGAAATTCAGTATTTTAGTAAAATGGCAGATGAGCTTATTCGGTATAACCGAATCAAATCATTTATATTTCAACCGCAGACGTATTTGGCATTTTCAAATATAGGATACAATTTGAGGAACGACGAGATTATTTTATTACAATCATTATTAACTAAGGAATATTTTGATGGGTTAATTCCTTCGCAAATGAATAGGTTTGTAACGTATAATACATATGATACCATAGAACCTATACAAAGTCAAACGTATGCGAACGAAAAAACCCTAGATGAAACTATTAACCCAGATAATGTAGACGAATGTGCTGTAACGGTTCATCATAAGATTACGGCTGTAAAGTGGAGAAAGTGTTTTCCTGAAACAATTGCTTTTAATGAAATTGAGTATAGTAAAACGATTTATTGTACATTTGTTTTAGTCATTGAAATTATAAAACGTGCGACTGGCAAAACGTTAACTATACCTGAACTTAAACAAGAATTATTCAAAGAATTGTCAAAATACAATAATTATCTGATGCAGATGCTTGATATATTGAGTGCTCAAGGGAAAAGAGTATTATGCGACCAAGTCAAAACAGGGCATTTGACTTTATATAATATGATTATGTCAGATAGTTATTTTTTGACAAATCTTGATTTATGGGCACTATTAGGAAAATACAATATTCCGACGATTATAATATCTACGCATAACTTGCTAGAAACGGATTATGAAAATGATACGTTTGCTATGTTAGGCACAGAGTCTGACAAATTTGTATTTATACTATCGCCAGCTGTACATATTAAAAGTATTCCTGGATATAAATTAATACAGGACGCAAATACTCAAAATATATTTTTCCCAATGTCTATGTTTACTGACCGCGAGTGTATAACTAAAATAAATCGCGCGGTTAAAAATGTTATCTCTATAGAGAATTATATTAGTAATTTTAGACGGACGACTATATATAAACCTAAAACAAAACGGCATAATCTTAAACGAAAAATAGAGGCAGAAGAGGGGGTCGCAGCAGATATTGCTGCAAATGTAATTGAAGATGTAGCTGTTGCCGAATTGGAAGACATAAAACCTGTAACTAAGCCAACTACTACAATTATACGCGTTTCCAAATCTAAAAAAAATAAGAAAGCGGTAAACGCAACTAAAACCAGAAAATCGTCTAACTAAACTAGGAACGTAAATCTTCTTCTTCACTACTACTATCTAGATACATCGCGTTATTAATAAACGATTCTGTCGTTAACTCGTCGCCGTCATTAAAATTAGGGCGTGTATCATTATAAGTAATTGTTATTTGAGGTTTTGTAGTAGTCATACGTTTACATATATGTATAAATTTACGCCCAAAAAGACGATTATAGTTAAATAGTTGTATTAATTTATGTCGTAATTTTAAATGAGCATCTTCTCTCATCTCATAATGTTTTGACATGTTAGATAAATAATATAAATGTAAATAGGGACGCATAATATTAACTAAGTTATCATGTGGGAAATCTTTATGAATAGGTCGTTTTTTTTTATATTCTTTTAACATGGCAATTACATCCTTATAGAGGGCGTTGG